AAATTTGTAATTTAGGAATATTGGTTTCTGGTTCAGGTTCAACCAGTGAATTCATATACGATTTATATTCGTCCATACTTCTGTTACGAAGAAGCCACATTGAATGCTCTTCGTTATAGACAGGACGTTCTTTAAGAACAGTAGGTCTAGGCTTCCATCTCATATACTCGTGAATTAATTGCTTGCCTGAGATGCGGCTTCCAGGTGAATTAGTAGTCAGTTCAATCTGTATTCCAAGAGCCTCACTGATTTGCTCTTGGATTGTATGCTCCTGTCCAACTTCGTTACCGGCTGATTTACAGAACTTAACCAGTCTAGGCTTATCAATTTCAATCAGCTCTTTAACAACTGGCGACCATTCTGAAATCTTAGTCTTTACCCACCATTGTTCACGATAGATATAAAGACGTTTAGATGGACTAATTGCTCCCCATCCAATCCATGTCATAGCCGCAAATCCCCAGTCACCAATTACTATTCTAGGCCACCAAGCGGGGATTTCAAATTCATCAATTACATGTAGAGCATTCTCTGGTTCATCAGGATAAGCTCTGTCTCTGAATTCATCAAATACTTGACCAGAATAAGAATCCCAATCTCCGTAGAGTTTGGCTCGTTTCTCTGCTTCTGGTAATGCTTCAAGAGACTGTCTATATCCTGGGTCAATGTGTGGGTTATCTGCTAACGTAGCATGAATATAAATTCTCTTGACTCCACCTCGACCAACAATAATAGTTCCTGGCGGAGCCGGTAATACAAATCGTTTGTTAACAAATGTATGCCCAACTCCACCAGGCATACCAGCCGCACGAATTATGGCCGGTAGTTCCTTGATAGAAGTACGTACACGAGTGAACCCAACATACAAATAAATAAACTCAAGAAAAGAAGTAAGCTCATCGGGAGTAAAGAGATTGATTTCCATTGAATCATATTTGTGAACATCGTTTTCATCTTCACATTGACCAAGGAAAATCATTGCACCAGCATTGGTCATTCCTCTCCCGCCAAATTGGTCAGGAGCCGGAAACGTCCATGCCATATCTGATTTATTTAATGTAGCACCAAATTTAGGATATAACTGTCTAGAGCGAGGAATAACTTCGTTCCTCAACTCAGGAAATGTTCTACGCATGAATACTTGTTTGAATCCAGGATGCTTATGCCATCCATGAACTAAAGCGTAAATTAATAGAACGTCTGTCTTTGCGCTACCTGCACCACCACCGTATAAGGCTTCTTTAATTGAGAGTGGTAAGGATAGAAACCTCTCTTGCTTCTTTGTAGGTTTCCATTCCTTACCAGTGAAAGCCACTAAACCTTACAAGCAAGCAGTGCATTAGTCGTGGTGCAACGTACAAATACAGCGGTGCAATCAGCACCAGTAGTTGAGTTTGCTAGCGTTGCCCACGTAGAACCGTCAAGAGAGATTTCAATAGCCGCTGATGCCATTACCCTTACTTGCCTAGCCGGTAATGCAAACGCAACGTTCTGCGTTAGCGTCTCAATTGGACCAATCTTAACCTGAGTAGTTGCCATTAGAACCTCGATTTAGTCTTCCTGAAAACGACTGTAATATCGGCAGATGGCCTAATGCAAGATGCAACGACACCAGCTACTGTTCTTAAGCCTGCACCTGGAGCTGTATCTATTGTAACAAAGTTATCTCCGTTATCAAGAGAAGCTTCTAGAATAGCTGCACCTGTAGTGGAGTATTCAATGTTGATAGCTCTAGCAGGCATAGCAAAGATAGTATTGCCCGGTATCACGAATGCTGAGCCAATGGGACCAACTACCTTATTACCTGGGTTGGGTCCAATCAACTGCATTATGTGATAAATTGCAGCTCCTGAACCGCCTGTATTTGTAGTTCCACTAAACAATCCAGCCGGGCTAATTACTGTGTTACTATCGAAAATGGAGGGGACGTTGACTGAGGTTGAATAGCTACCACGATAGGTTAGGTTGGCACCGGCTGTTGGCGCCCCGCCAAAAGCATAGGCAGCTTGTGCAAATACAGCAAGACATTTATTAACACTTGAAGTTATAGAACTTGTAAAGGTTGTAGCAGCATTTGCAGATTGTGCAGTAGCTAATTCAAATAATCCAATTGGTTGATTGGGATGTTTGTACGAAGCTGAAATACAAACAACTGAACCAAGAGGAAATGTAACAGCGTTTGCACCAAGTAGGGGATTCTGAACTACATATAAATTAATAAAACCAAATGAGCTAATCGATGGGTCAGCAGCAAACGACATCGATTTGAGAAGAGCCGCCCGAACTCCATTAACGAATGGAACCGTATCTCCACGAGTAACAAGAAAAAGAATTCGATTGTTACCCGCACACGTATGGGTATAGAATGAACCACCACCGTCAACGAATGCATCAAGAGTAATATCAGCCATTGGAGACTAATCAGTCATCTCAACAATGTTGAATGTATCTTCCGATACAATCTGTGGTGCATAAATAATAATCTGAGCCGCTTGCACAGCCGGCATGTTTCTGTTCTCTACTGAGTCATATACCTTGCTCATATCAGCAATGACTTTAGAAAGCTTATCCGGCTTACCAATCTCAGGAAGTTTCTCTTTGAGTTCGTCAAGTGCTGAACTCATAATGCCTAAAGCTTTACCTTTGATGGAACCAATGGTAATCTTCTTCTCTATATCTTCAATAACTTCATCAGCAGATGGAGGCAAAGCCGGAATGTTAATAACCGGCAATGAAGATGTCCTATCACGAGACGTAGTGATGGTCTTGAGTCTATTCAGAAGATTAGAAGGAGACTCAATTCTCCTTTTCAGTTCCTCATCTTCTATTAGCATTTCAAATCCTTCAGTAAATCTATTAGAGATTGCCCGTAGGCGCGTAGTATACCGGGCTTCGCCCGAAAAGTCAAGAAGAAAATCGGCTGTTTTTGTTGAGAATTTGCTTGGAAGGTGATGAAAATTTCACTATTTGAATGATTCACGATTTCGATATGATGGAACCATTCAGGAATGAGTTGGTATTGGACTGACAAACACTAGATTAATATCCGGCAAGGGTGTGCAGATATGGAACCTTACGTGCAGGTATATGCACCCCTGTAAAGGTACTCTAAGGTACTCTATGATATGACTTAGTGGTATTCTTTGGTGATGTATTGACGATTGACGTACTTTAACTACCCTTTGTCCCATAAAGCGAAACCCATCCACAACCTATTGGGGTTACACAAACTGTGATACACCAGTAATAGATAGTCAGCCAATCTGAGGCGAAAGTTTACATTAGTCTGCCTCACAGATACCACGACCACAAGATGTAGTGATACACAGTTTTGCAATACTAGGTATTGTGGTGTTTTGCTGGCATTCCTGATGCAGTTCTACTGTTCGACGGTCGCGGCTAGCAGGTAGCACGAATGCTACCATGCCGGACCTCTGAACGGAGTGCTATGCTGTAGGTTTGACTACTCACCATTGGCTTACTGTTGCCAATTGTGTCTATCCTTTGATTAGGCCGTGCCGTATTCGATGCTATGCTGAGGTATAGCAGAGCCATGCTAGGCTTGCACGCGTGACACGTAAAAACACGGCCCGATAAGCGCGGGTTGATAATGCCTACATAGTTGGGCGCACGCTGTTGGCTACCTTATGGGAGTCTGCATCCTTGAGCAGAGTTACCTAGCATGGGTAGTAGAATATAGGGTTTAGTAGGCTTGCCTAGCATGGGAGTTACCATGAAGCGCCAAATGAGTAAGACGCCAGCAACCTACATGGAATCGCAATGGACGTATAGAAAAGGTCCAATTGAGAACGTAAGGTATGACCCGGAATTGAGAACACAGCACGCAAGGGCATACGTGAACGTAGCACGATACAACGGTATTCAGCTACGGCGGAAGATTCGGCTAGCGAGTCAGCAGCCAATGACTCCGATACTGCGTAAGAAAGCGCCGTCATTCACCAACAATCCTACCACAGTCTAGCATCAGCTAGGCAAGCGTATTAAATCCTATATTCGTAATATAAAACAACCAAGTAAATACTTGGGTTCTGTAGAGCCTATCAACATTCAACTAACGGAGAATGTATGAATAGCAAGCAACTCAATCGTATTCAGTTGTCCCTCTACAAAACGATTGTCGTCATGTTTCAGACTCTGTGCGTTACGCCGTCTGATGCAATCCCTGTTCTCCGTGCCATTGCTGACGATGCTGAGTTCTTCATCAAAGCAAAGGCGCAGGGAATGACGACCGAGGAAGCTGTTGAAGCTCGCTCAAATGATGAGATGAGCATCGGCAAGAGCAAGATGAGCGAATCACAGGAAGTGAAGATGCTCGAAAACATGCTCAATCTCGACTCTATCAATTAAACTCAAATCAGTTGATAGGTTCCACAGAATCCAAGTATTTATAGGATTGGTTGCATGGCTTGGTAGGTTGCCAGCTTCGCTGGAGATACCATGAAAGCATATGTTACGCTGTCAGGTTCTATGGTCGCTGTCGCAACTACTGAAGATAAAGCACTTCAGCAAGTAAACTCTATGTTGAATGCTGCATCAGAAACTCTAGTATTCAAGGCTAGAGAGTTTGGTGAGCACAAAATGAGTGTCGCCATTCGCGTTTGCAACGTCGAAGTAAATCAGTAAACTCGTTAACGAGCTGGCAACGTATCAAGCTATGCAGCTAATCCATTGGTAATGTAAGCACAATCGAGAGCATGAGGTTTTATATACTCAGGCTATCTCAACATTCTCTGTAAGTCTAGCTCTAGTGTCTGCCGCGACACGTAATCAAAAGCTAGCTTGAGAATCTCCAATTACTGAGTCATTCGTGACCTGATAATCATGACAAGCTAGCTACTATCAAACTGCTAGCTTATAACGGAGACGCCGAATGGACAGCGGCGCATCTTGACGGTGACTCAGTTTTGGAGTCGTTTCCTCTTGACAACGAAACCGTTTTATGAGATAATCGGTCTATCGGGAAACTGCAATCCCGCAGGACCGATAACCGATAACTCGATTGTGGAGATTACAAACATGGCGACAAACGCAACGACCCCGGCGGAAATCACCAAGGCGCGCGATTTTGAGACTGAGCGTGCTGCTATTCGTGCGAAGCTTGCTGAATCAAAGGATGAGAAGGTTTCTCGTGATTTGAATCAGGAGCTTAAAGAGGTTGATGCTGACGAAGAGAATAGCAAGCGCACTGGTGTTGGTGTTCGTGTTCGTGTTGGACAGACTCGCGGTAAATCGCCGCTTGTCATTACGTGGGAAGCATTCGACGAGAGCAAGCCGGATACGCTGCCCACGAAGATTCCACAGTTCATGGAAGTTACTGGCGTAAAGGATGAACCTACGCTGGTTGCTTATTTGATTGGTGGATACAACGACGCCAATTACACCGCTGCATCTGACCCACTTGCTGAGTTCGTTGAACTCACTTGGAAGGATGATGTGCAGACTCAGTTCCGTCTTGTTGTGCGAAACTATTCGCGTGGTGCGAATGTTTCTCTTGAAGATGCTGTTGCTCTTATCAAGCCCGGCTTCGTCAAGCAGTTCGGACCTGCTGTTCAGTAAAAATTAGCTGGCTAGCAAATAGCTAGTTAGTTAATCAAGCCCCGTCTACCTTGGTGGTTATAGACGGTAAGTTGGCTAGGTTAAACCACTATCCTCTCTTTCCTTCCCACTTCATGCTTTCAATTGTGCTTACATTACACACTATAACTCTGGCAATAGGAGAAATCATGTGCAGAAATCAAGCTACATGGATTGTCTCTACAGATTATGGTAAGTATCATCTCTGTAGCAGATGCAAGAAAGAATCTCATCTCAATCACAGTAAAGCCTATCCTATTAAGACGGATAGAAGCTGTGAATGTGAAAACTTACGGCACCACCCAAAATAGCTGCTTACGTGTCGTAACTCGTCGTAAGGTGTCGTAACGTGTCGAAATTCGTCGTAACCCGTCGTAACGTCTCGCCGCCTGTAAGTTGCGGCGATTCAAGGGGTTACGGGGTTTCGTCGGTTTGACCTACCTCTGCCGAATCGCTATCCCACTATGTTTTTTCGGGGTTGGGGTTTCCGTGTTAGGTTCTCTTTTCTCTTTAATATATATTTTTATATATATATATAAAAGATACTAAAGACCAAAACGGACCACCCCAAAATAGGATAGGGGTTGACATTTGGCTCTGACTGTGGTATAATGCCCTTACGGTGGAAACCCTTGACGCGCAACGGGTTACGGACGGGCGGACAACCCTACACGTTCCGACACGTTCCGACGCGAACCGACGACCCGCGACACGAACCGACGAAGTGTGTCGATTTTCAGTTTATCATTCAATCGAATAAGCTAGCTAATTATTGGATTGATTCTATCTATGGAGTTAACTGTAGGTATTAACTAGTAGTTGCCAAACCCATGCTAGGGACGCCTAGAGCCGTGAAGCAATGAAACGTTAATATGAGCATTGCTGCTCAACTATGTTAATGATGAAGTAGGTAGAATCAATCGAGTAATTAGATTACTCGGAAAGGAGACAAGTGATTCGTAAAGGAATCATCATCGATACAATGAAGTTCACAATCGTTCGTGAATGTTCATACGATGACGTATTAGTAGAAGCTATGTTCTACAGAGTGGATGGAGAGGATTTAATTCCAGCCGCTTATGTGTATCCTCTAGAGAATAAAGAGGAACTAGAGATTCTCTTAGCTGATATGCGAGAAGCTAAGAAATCTTACGACGAGCAAGTTGCTCACTTCTATTACAAAGTATTGCCACGGTTAAGGATTACAGTGTGAATACGCCGAAAGAGGAATCTGAGAAAGCGATAGTCAATAGGCTTGCTAGGGTATATCAAGACCTAGCTCTCTATTGGATGGGTAAACGAACTGTTCATGGATATCAAACAGTAGAGTATATCAGTGAACAAGCGGCGCATTGCACTTCAGAAGCGGTGCATTACGCTAGATACGACCGAATGCTACAAAACATCTTAGGTTGATGCGAGCGTAGCGAGCATCATGTGGCATTGTAAGGATTGCGAGTTCGATAATGATGATTTAACGATTCACTGTTGCATTTGCAAGATTGAATCACCACTAAGTCATCATTATCGAGGTCTAGTAGCAATCAAACGCGGAGTAATTCTAGATTGGGGGTTCATGACACCGCAAGAGGAGTTATATTCCAAATTCTATAACAGAGGAAAGCTCTTTGTTAAGGATATGGATGCAACTCAGCTAAGGGAACACAGAGATAAACTCTCTGAGATTGTGCTTGAGGCTAAAGCTACACTAGCTTCTGCTGATGATGAATTAAGGGAAAGAAAAGCCAAAACCACTAAAAAGGAATGGTTACTTACTCCTAATCAGCCGGAAGCAGTCACTACTGATGCTATCAACGCTGTCAAGGTCCGTAAAGAGAGAATGAGCAAGATTGACAAGATGAAAGCTCAATTGCTCTCAGCCGGTATCGATGAGGAAACAGTTAAAGAGATGATTAGTAACCTTGAACGTAAGGCTACTGAATCGAACCTGAAAGCTATTTCATTCAAGACGACAGTAGTTGAAGATGCAATTGTCTTTGTCGATAAAGAAAAGATAGTTGCAGTTGAGGAACCAAAACAGCCATTTGACCCCTCAACTCTCAAATTCGGGAATTAGTATTCGGAGTCCGGTAAATGAAAATCAAGGTAGAACCTTTCTTGATGAAGAAAGGTAATCGAGTGGCGAAAGCCGCTATTGAATTCGACGAAGGATTCCTTAGCGGCTTTCACTTGGTAGGATTTACCATCTGTGATGATAAGGAAAAGGGTCTTTTCGTGCTCTTTCCAGCAAGCATTGTAAAGAGGAATGATGAAAGTAAGCCATTCTTCTTTCTTCGCCCTAGTGATGAGTCACAGATTGGAGAGCTTGAATCATTGATTCTAGATACATATGAGTCAATGACAAGATTCAACAAACCTCGTGTTGTTGAAGCGTCGCCTTCGGCGAAAGTAGTGTAAGCGAAACAAAGGAGTAAGATACGGCTCTCAGTTCGATTATCAAGCAAACTTGTAAAGAATGCGGTAAGCTCGCAGTAGAGAGCAGCCGCATTCAATTTGCAAGTAGCAAGCTAATCACTCTGGAGTGCGGACACGTTACTTCTGATGAAGTGATGGAAACCAGCGTGGATATAAAGCATATCCTCAATGGTTGCACGCTAATGGATTATCAAACCGAAGGGGTTGAATTCATGCAGCGTGGTAATGCAAGAGTAATCCTAGCTGATGAACAAGGGCTAGGAAAGACAATTGAAATACTTGCATTAATCAAGCTTCATCAGAAAGAACTCACTCCGGCAGTAATCGTTGTGCCAGCTAGCGTTAAAGAGCAATGGCATACCGAGATTAGAACGAAGTGTGGAGTGCATGGATTCTTAACTCAAGTCATTAACTCTGGTAAGGTTTTAGCCGCACCGGGGTTCGATATTTATATCGTAACATATGACTTGCTTAAGAATTACGATGAATGCTTTAAGTTCGTCAAGGATGACATTAAGTTTGTTGCACTTGACGAGTGCCAGCGCATTAAGAATCACGATACTGGCAGAGCTAAAGCAGTTCAGAAGTTTGTCTCGGCATTGAAGATAGATAAGATTATCCCAATGTCAGGCACTCCGATTGAGAATCATGCAGGCGAATACTTCACGATTCTCAATTTAGTTGCTCCGCGAATGTTTCCACAGTATGCAAGATTCATTGAAAACGACTGCGATAGTTATAACAATGGGTATTCATACAAAATAGGTGGGTTGAAGAATCCAGCCGCATTCAAAGAGAAAACTAAAGACCTCATCATTAGGCGTAGACAGAAAGATGTTCTAAAGGATTTGCCTGAGTTGTCTAGACGATTCTATCACGTTGAATTGGATAGAAAGCTGAACAAGTCATACGCCAAACTGATGGAAGAACTCGAAGAGGAATACTACAGCGAGAGCAGCGGATTTGATAAGCAAGGTAAGATGCTAGCAATTATGAACAAATTGCGGCAGATTACAGGCATATCTAAGGTAACAGAATGTGTTGATTTTGTTACTGAGTTCTTGCTTTCAACAGACAGAAAGATTGTAGTATTTGCTCATCACCATGCCGCTGAAGACAAGCTAGAGATTGAATTAAATAACTGGCTTGTTGATGGTGGTTATGAAAAGTGCATGAGATTTCGAGCCGGTGATGATTTCGACAAGCGTGGTCAAGAGTTTAAGAATAGTAATTCAAGGGTAATGATTGCTTCTACACAAGCTGGCGGAGTTGGTGGT